TTGCTTCGGGCAACGGCGGTGGCTCGGTCACGAACGCTTCCGCGAAGACTGACGGCGAAATCCTCGCCGGCGCAATCTTCGACGCCAACCAGATTCTGGACGAGAAAGACGTTCCAGAGGGTGAGCGTTATGCTGCGGTTGCTCCTGCTCAGTATTACCTACTGGCGCAGACCACCAAACTCCTGAACAAGGATTGGGGTGGAAGTGGCGTCTATGCTGACGGCGAAATCTTCAAGGTTGCTGGTACTTCTCTCGTGAAGTCCAACAACATGCCGTCCACGAACGTCATTGCTGCGACGACTGGTGAGCAGAACAGCTACATTGGTGACTTCACGAACACGGCCTCGGTTGTGTGGCGTAAAGAAGCTGCCGGTACGGTTAAGCTGATGGACCTCGCAATGGAGATGTCCGGCCCTGACTTCCACATCATGTACCAAGGTCACATGATGGTTGGTAAGTACTCGGTTGGTCACGGCATCCTGCGTCCTGAGTGCGCCGTCGAAATTAAGACTGCCTAGTTGCTGTCTTGATATACGAATTAAGGGGGACCCTCTCGTGGGGTTCCCCTTTTTTTTGATCCCAATTTCCCACCCGAGGTTCTTTGAATGTCCCTAACAAACATAAGCCCCACGACATCCCTCGAAGCGGTGAACATCCTCCTCGAAAGCATTGGCGAAGCGCCGGTCAATAGTCTCAGCACAGACAACATCGTTGATGCCTCCATAGCCAAGAGCGTTCTGGAAGAAGTATCGAAGGACGTTCAGACCGAGGGGTGGCAATTCAATACCGAGATTGCATACTCACTCGCACTCGATAGCGATGGGTACGTCACAGTCCCGTCCAACTGCCTGTCCGTGGACGCCAACCGCACTCACCATCCCATCTTGGATGTGACGCAGCGGGGCAACCGTCTCTATGACCGGACGGGGCACACCTTCGTATTCACCGATGCTGTCTATGTGGACATGATTATCGGCCTTTCGTTTGAGGATATGCCTGAGGCAGCGCGTAGATACATTACCACCCGCGCAGCCCGTGTGTTCCAAGATCGTCTGGTGTCATCTGGTGATCTCCATACCTTCACAGGTCAGGAGGAAGCCCGTGCGCGGGCCACCCTAGTCGCCACCCAGACAGACAACTCAGATTCCACCCTGTTCGACAGCGGTGATCCTATCGCCATCTTACTTCGGAGGTAACAGTCATGGCTTCTCGTGTGATCTCTACATCCATCCCTAACCTGATTAACGGGATCAGCCAGCAGCCATCAGCACTCCGTAACCCCTCGCAGGGTGAGGTGCAGATCAACGCATTCCCGAGTGTGGTCGAGGGGCTGACTAAGCGTCCCCCAACGCAGCACGTTACCAAGATATCCACGGGGACGCTGGGTGCTGCCCACGTCCATACGATCAACCGCGACATCAACGAGCGGTATCAGGTTATCATCACCAACGGTGACCTCAAGGTCTACGATCTTGGGGGTACTGAGAAGACGGTGAACTTCCCGGACGGCAAGGCGTACCTAACCGCCACTGACCCGGTGAACGATTTCAAGACGCTGTCGGTATCTGACTACACCTTCATCGCTAACACCGGCACCACAGCCGCTATGGAAACCACGCTAAGTACTAGCCGTGGCAGTGAAGCTATCGTGTTCGTGAAGGTCGCCAACTACGAGACAGATTACTTCATCGACATCGACGGCTTCGAGAAAGCCTCGTACTCCACAGGCTCCACGGGGTCCCTCAAGACGACCACCATCGCAGATGATCTGGTGTCCGACCTTAACGCGCAGCTAAACCCTTCCGCTTGGGCTGGCTCCACCGCATATGGCGTCAACGATCTCCGACACAATGGGGCTGGTACGGCTTACATATGCACCGTGGCTGGCACCTCTGCTGCCTCTGGTGGCCCCACAGGGACCGGCACAAGCATCACTGATGGAACCGTAACGTGGGACTACCACGGCCCTGAGGGGTTCACGGTGACCCAATCGTCCTCCACCATATGGATTCAGAAGGATGATGCGTCCACGTTCGATTGCCAGATACGAGATAGTCGCAGTAATACCCAGATGCGTGTCGCTACTGATGTCGTCCAGCGGTTCTCTGACCTCCCCACGATTGCCCCTGATGGGTACATCCTAGAGGTCAAGGGTGATAACACCTCAGACTTCGATAACTACTATGTGAAGTTCGAGACCAACAACGACAACTCCACCTTCGATGAGGGTGTATGGGTTGAGACCGTTGCCCCCGGCATCGAGTATCAAATCAACGGGGCCACGATGCCTCACCAGTTGATCCGAAACCCCGGTGGCGACTTTACGTTCTCCGAAGTGACTTGGAATGATCGCACGGTTGGTGACCTAGAGAGCGCACCAAACCCGTCCTTCATTGGCAAAGGCATCAACGATATCTTCTTCGAGGATAATCGCCTGTCCTTTCTGGCGGATGACAATGTGATCCAATCGAGGTCCGGCGAGTTCTTCACCTTCTTCGTGTCCACCGTGACAACCGTGGTGGAGAGTGATGTGGTTGATACAGCCGCCTCGCATACCAAGGTGTCTATCCTGAACTACGCAGTCCCGTTCAACGAACAGGTCCTACTGTTCTCGGACCAGACGCAGTTCTCCCTAGAGAAGAACGACAGCACCGGCCTGAAGGAAGTGAAGGTCCTGACAGAGTTCGAGAGTGACCCCGGCGTTAAGCCTGTGGGCGCTGGTCGTACTGTCTACTTCGTTACCGACAAGGGTAGCTACTCAGGTGTCCGCGAGTATTTCAGTGCGGGTGACCTAGGTAGTGAGAACGATGCAGCCGACATTACGGCCCACGTTCCGAAGTACCTTCCGCCTAACATCTTCAAGCTGGCCGTTGCCACCAATGAGGATATGCTGGTGGCCCTCTCGTCTGATTACCCGAACCGGGTGTTCGTCTATAAATACTACTGGACGGGCAACGAGAAGCTACAGTCGGCGTGGAACTATTTCCAGTTCTCGGCCAACGCCACCATCCTCAACGTGGACTTCATAGGCACAGATGCCTACTTCCTCGTTCAGTACCCCGATGCGGTGTACCTAGAGAAGATGGGTGTGGAGCCGGGGCGCGTTGATCCCTATGGGACGTTTGAGTTCCTGTTGGATCGCAAGGTCTCTGAGGCTCACGCTGATGTGTCCGTTGCCTACGATGCTGGTACGAACCTCACCACATGGACCCTCCCGTACTCCTCAGACGGCACTATGGTTGCCGTGGTACGCCCTTATACGTCCCCTGATACAACCACGCTCCCCGTTGGTACGAAACTCCAGACGGGCGGCAGTGGCACCTCAGTGACCGCTACAGGCGACTACAGCACCACTCCGGTGTGGCTGGGGCAGACATACGAGATGACCTACAGGTTCTCCAACCCGACCCTCAAGGAGGAGTCCGGGGGAGGCAAGTCTGTCGTCTCAGCGGGGCGTCTCCAGATCAAGTTCTGGGAACTCCAGTATGACACCAGTGGATACTTCGAGGTCGAGTGTACCCCCACAGGTCGCTCCCTACAGACCTACAAGTACACCGGAAACATCCTCGGTGCCACCAGTGCTGTCCTCGGTGAGGCCACGCTGGGCAGTGGAGTGTTCAAGGTCCCTGTTATGTCGAAAGCTGACAGGTTCGTCCTAGAACTCAAGAACGATTCCTTCCTCCCTTGCCGCTTCGTATCGGCAGGATGGGAGGGCATGTACTCAACGCGGAGCAGGAGAATATAACTTCATGCCTCACTACCGTCCTTCCACAGTGGAGGATGCCGAGTACCTAGCCCCTAGACTACGGGAAGCTGATTTAAGTGAGATAAGGGCTGCTTCGGGAAACGACCCGTTGCAGTCCCTTCTCCACAGCCTCCACATGGGAACCGCCACATACACGATGGTGGACCCTGATGATGATACCCCGGTGGGTATCTTCGGGGTTGTGGAAACATCGGACCCCGACTTGGCGTCCGTATGGGCTATGGCATCACCCCAGATTCTAAAGCACCCCAAGCTATTCATGCGAGAGAGCCGCGCATGGGTGGAGAGTGTAAATGATATCTACCCGGTTCTATTCAATTACGTCGATGAACGAAACCTAGTCCACATCAAGTGGCTCCAAGCTATGGGGTTCATCTTCATTCACAGGCATCTTCACTTCGGTGTGGAGCGCCGAACATTCATAGAATTTGTGAGGATCAGAGATGTGTGAACCAGTATCAACATCGACCATGCTGTATGCCTCTCTCGCGATGAGCGCCGCACAGGCTGGAATGTCCTATATGCAGCAGTCCCAACAGGCGTCTGACCAGCAGGACTACCAGAACCGACAGGCAGCAGCACAGGAACAGTATCGCCAAGAGAACGCCCGCAGAGCCAACTCAGCCTACATTGAAGAAGCCGCTGGCGTTCAGCAGCAGATGGTGGAGAAAGAGGTTGCCTCTAGCCAAGAGACACAAGACCTACAGGCGGAACGCATCCGAGAGGTAGGGAAGTTGGCCGCAAATAGTGAGGCCGCTGGTGTGTCTATGGAACTCCTGACCGCCGACTTCTACCGTCAGGAAGCTGGATACCGTGACCGTTCGTCCCTCCAGATGGAACTGGACGGCCAACAGGCCCAGCAGACCATTAAAGGCTTCCGCGCCAAGGCAGAAGATCGTGGCAATAGCGTCCAACCATATATCCCCGAACCTGTGTCCCAGCCGTCCCTAATCGGCGCTGGACTACAGTTTGCTGG